CGTTCATATTTTCTTCAGCCATTTTTTTCTCCTTTGCAAAGTATTAGACTAAATTGAGTAACCCGACCATCGGCGTTACCCACTCTATCTCCATAATAAAATGAAGATTTTGCTCTAGTATATTTATACACTAAAGCTTGAGTTTTTCTCCAAAGCGATAAAATATTCTATTGGATAATTGTTATTGGTCCAATTAGAAATTAACTTAGATGATATACTCACAAAGTAATCGCCTGGAAGTAATTTTAAATTCGGTATACTAACGATAAAGTTAAAATCATTTTTACATGCATTATCTCTATCTAACTCATAACTAAATGAGTTTGATGTTGTATCTTTAGTATCCACTACAGAAGCAGTGATTACACCATTGTCACCTTTAAGTGATAATTCTGTATGACCTAGAACTGCCGCAGCTTTTCTGATCTGATTTAAAATATCATCAGTAAGCGTAAATCCTAGTTCAGCATCTGGCATCTGTATATCTTTTTGAGGTGTTGTAAGTATTTCAGTTTCTGAAAAGAAATATCTTACTACCTGATTGTTAGCACCATTAATTAAAACTGATTTATCTTCAAAGGTCAGTGTAGGTTGGTCAACTAGATTATATACAGATAAGAATTCGTTTAAATCATAGATTCCAAATTCTTTCGGCATATCTTCTGTTATATCTGCTTGAGCTAAAATTGTTTTAGACTCAGAGATTGTCTTAACCTTCTGTCCTGGAGTAAATACCAGATTAGGATTAATAGTAGCAAAGTTCTTTAATACATTAATTGTATCATCACTTAAAACATTAGACATAGTTTTTCTCCATAATTACTATATTATAACACGTTTTACTTTGAATGTCAAACATTTTTTTCATCATGCACATGCAAAGCAATTAATGTATAGTGAAGAATTTTGAGTAAGTCCTTTCGGTTATACCCATCTTTCTTTCCATACCTTTGAGTATACTTTAGAACATTCCCTAAAGCAAACCCCATACCATGGTCACAATCAATAATAAATTCAGTTGATTGGAACTGATTTTTTGAATAGTGACCCTCATATGTTTTATTTACATAATCAAGGAGCTCTTGTATAAGAGCATCCTCGTTAAATTTATAATCTATTTTTTTATCTCTAAGCTTCATTAGCATAGTAATCCTCCTGAGCTTTTTGATCTACTTCAAGATTATCCTCTTCGGCTTGAAGTACTCCTGAGTCGACCTTTGTATAAAGATCAAGGAAAGCTTCTTTAGTGTCTGTATCAAATCTTGAAATACACATTTCAATTGCTTTCATTCTATTGTTAAAGATAGAGAAAGTCTGTACGATGTGGCATAGCCTTCTTGTAGAAACAACTTCATCTACACCATCGTCATAGAAAGTCTTTCTGATAACATCAGCCCATTGAACTAATTTATCTGCGAAGTCCTCGTCACTTGCATCATACTTATGCATATGTCTTTCAACAATTTTCTTTTCGATTGCAAGACTTGGAAACTTCTGATTTACTGCAATTGTAAATCTTTCTAAGAAAGCATCATCAATAATAGATGCAGCTGTAAATCTTCCATCTTCGGAACCTTTACCAAGTGTATTAGCTGTCGCTATAACATTGAACCCTGGAGCAGGTTTTACAACCTCACCAGTCTTTTTGACTAGAACTGGCTTACCTTCTAAGATACCTTGTAAACACATGATCTTATTAGTTGCTCTATCTATCTCGTCAAGTAATAGGATAGCTCCATTCTCCATAGCTTTGAGAACTGGACCTTTGGCAAAAACTGTTTCACCATTGATTAATCTGAATCCACCGATTAAATCATCTTCATCAGTTTCTGGATTAATCTGTACTCTAATAAACTCTTTCTTGAGTTTAGCACATGCTTGTTCGACCATAAATGTTTTACCATTACCTGATAGACCAGATATGTATGTTGGATAGAACATACCTGACTTGATAATTTTCATAATGTCAGTGTATGGACCCCATGGTACAAATGTTTCATCTACTGTCGCAAATGTTTTTTCATCATTTGTAATTGATTGCATAGCCATTGCTGTGGCTGGTATTGCACTAGATGCTTCTTGTCTAGGAACATCTTTCATTACAGAACCAAGATCGTATGTACCAATCTTTACTCTGTTTTCAGGTGACATAAGACAATAGAAGTCTTTACCCGTATAACCATTTTCTTTCGCAATATCTACGATTGCTGACTTTCTGAATTGAGTTTGATCTGGATATCTGTTAGCCAGTTCACTCACGATTCTTTGAGTTGATATTTTCATTTCACTAAATTTCATAATATAATTTCTCCTTATCTTTATTATTGTTATATAGTATCAAGTTTTGTCGCAAATGTCAACGGTTTTGTGTGACAATTGTGTGACAATTTAAACAGCCACCGCCTTACCAAAGTTGGTGAGAAGTGTCTTGTTAAGTTTCTTGCCTTTAGAGTGCTTCTTGAAAGCTTGAGTAATCTGAGCTTTTGTTGCATCACTATCGACATCAAAATCATCTGCATCAATATTCATAACAGACTTATTAAATGCTTGTACGATGTAGAATGTGTCATAACCTATAGCATCATTATAGATAACACATTTCTGTCTAGTGTTTTGTCTTTGAGCATCTTTATTAAAATCTTCATTACAATGTCTATCTTCTCTATGCTTATCCCAACAGACATCACTTAATTTAACATTGTACTGATATCTGTCATTTGCTAAGAAGAAGCCTAGAGTTGTGATACCAAACTTTCTGTAGTAATCTAGCATATCTGCAGTCATATTTCTTCCTGCACCATCTGAAGTTACTGTGCCTTTACCCATATTGATTTTAAATTTTCTATTCCAATATGTCTCAGCTTTGATTTTAGTATCAGCAAATTGCTTTGGCATATTATCATTTACTCTAAGTGTATTTGTTTCACCATCGGTTAGTACAACTAAGTTCATGTTATCAATACCATTGTCTCTAATCATGTTGAAGAGTTTATCATGTATTGCAACAAGTGAAGTGTTAAGTGGTGTTGAACCCCAATCTTCACCTGGAGCTCCATACTCACAAATTCTATTACCTGCCCAATTGGCTTCTTGTGTCTTTCTGTAGTAAAGAAATCTAAGAGCATCTGTGTAATCTGTTTTCTTTAGTTCACTAGAAATCTGTTGTGTAAGAGATAGGTTTTCGTGATCTACTTGACCTTCGTCTCTGCCACCTCTAAAGTCTGATTCCCAATTTAGTTTATTATTACATGTACTGAAACCATAAACATCAAATGGAATATTAACTGTCTTACAGAAAACCACTAGGTGAATTAATTGATCTAATACTCTATCCATTGTACCAGACATAGAACCAGAGAAATCAATTAACATAAACATACCATGATTTTTAGCATCGGCTAATCTAGTCACTCTGTTAAATATATCTTCATTAGTTTTGTAAGACCAAAGTTTATTAACATCAATAGAACCTGTCTTAGCTGTTTGTGATCTTGTGTATCTGAAAGCAGCTTTTCTTTGCTCAAATTCTTTTACAGCATAGTTAACATTTCTTTTTACATCTTTCATGTATTCTACAAATGCTTCTTCTCTGTATGCTTTGACTTCATTGTAACCTTCATAATCTGGTTCACGATCTTGTCTTAGATCATAATGACATTTACCAAGAGGAGCTCTTAGTTTTTTGATTTCACTATATGGTTGAAAAATTCTGCTCATGACATCTTTAGAAAATCTGTTACCAACAGTTGTTTCACCTTTAAGTGACTCTTCATCAATAAGGTTATCTTCGTTTCTTCTAAAGTTTCTATCGGTCATTGACTCATCAATATCTCCACCAGAACTAGCATCTTGACTTTCGCCTTCTATTGGTTGATCGCCTTCTGGTGACTCGCTTCTTGATTGTTCACCATCTTCAGTTTCACCTTGACCTTCAGTAGCAGCTTCTTGTTCATCACTACCACTATTAGACATCATATCATCATGACCTTGTGGTGGCTCTTCGCCATTTTCACTAGGTAAGTTGCTATCATCTTCTTCTACATCAGGTGGTGTAAGTAACTCTTCTTGATTTTCTTGAGTCCAAGCTAAGATGTCTCTTACCAACTCTACGACTTCATCAAATGATTCTGTAGTCATAGCTCTGTCCATAAAGACTTGCTCTTCATCAGTAAATGGTACATCAAGGTGAGCACCAACTTTAGCTTCAAGGTTAATCTTATCTATGAGTTTGATTTGGTCCCATGATGGCATTTCACTTGGCTTACCAAAAAATTCTTCGTCCCATAGTTTTGCATATCCTTTTTGGAATGATCTGACTAGACCAGGATATCTGCTTTTAACTTTTCTTTCAATTCTAGCATCTTCAATAACATTGATATAAGACCTTGGGCAACCTTCAAGATTTTCTGGATTATCATGCCAACCTTCGTATGGTGTTTCTAATGCATGACCGACTTCATGACCTATTAATAGATCATAAACATCTTTACCCATATCTTTCCACATAGGTAATCCTAAAACTCTATTTTTAATATCGAACCATGCAGTATGGTAGTTACCATGTTGAATGGTGATATTTTCTTTTGCTAATAATTTTGGTAATATTCCTTTCATCTTTATATCCAATCCTTAATAAACTCTAGGGCTATTAAAACCGCTAAAATCAATATTATTAAATCTCCTATCATTATGTATATAGTATCAAGTCCAGCTGAAAATGTCAACTGTTTTTTGTAATTGTCACACAATTGTCACACAAATTTGTGACCGGTTGGTCATTTATTTAATACGAGAGAAGTTTTTGTGCTTAAAGAACTCAATTTTGGACCTAAACTTATCCTGTAGCACATCTCCTTTGTGCGATATAATAAATGTATTGCTATTATCATCTAGGGTATTTAATATCTTCATTAGGTTATCAATACCATCGTGATCTAAACTTGAGTCAAAAGTTTCATCAAGTACTAATAGATTACTAGAAGCTGAGTTTTTCATTTTGGCTATTTGTCTCCAAGTAAATAGTAATGACAAATCAATTCTTTGTTTCTCACCTTCACTAAATGATGCATAATTAAAACTATCTCTGTGTCTTGATCGAATAGTCTCGTCGAAGTTTTCGTCTAAATGGAAAGAGACAAAGAAGTCTAATACTTGAAGGTACTGGTTTATCAGACGGTTCATGACCGGCAGGTATTGTTTGATAACCTTTGTCTTTATACCAGTATCCTTAAGCATCTCTCCTATGACTTCGTTATATGTACGTTCTTCAACATACTCAAGCTTCTTTTCAGTCGCTTTATCTTTACCTTTTCTCATTGAGGAAAGGTCTTTCTTCGCCTTTGATATATCACCTGTTTGACCAGATAATTTGGTTATCTCAGCTTGAACTTTATCTATCTCTTTCTGTAATAGACTAATAGAATCGTTATTAGAATTAATCTTGGTTTGTCTTTGTCTTAATTCGTTAATATGATTTGTAACTTCTGTTGTTTCTCTTTTCAGACCAGACATTTGTTTATCTAAATCTTGTTCAGCCTGTTGTAATTCTTTTGCCTTCGCTTTGACAGCTGTAATCTTCTCTGTCTTTTTTTCTTCAGTGATTTCTTGGTCACAAGTTGGACACTGATCATGTTCTTCGTAGAACTTACTTTCTTTTACAAGGTCAACCATCTTAGATTTAAAGTTCAAGGCATAAGACTCTAATTGTGAACTTTGTTTCAATAGATTTTTATTTTTCTTTTCTTCTACTGATAACATACTCACTAAGTCTTTACTCAAAACTTTACTTTCATCAAATAGTTTTTTAATCTCGTCTTTATGAGTATTAATACTTTCGTGTTTCTTTTCTATCTGATCTTCGTTTAGTTCTTGAAGGTTCTTGATGTATTTACTCTGGCCATCTATCTTTGTTTTAGCAATATCTATTTGATGGTTTATATCAGTTAGCTCTTCTCTTATCTTTGCATTTCTTTCTTTTAATAACATATTCATTTTAGAGAATATATTAATATCTAAAAGGTCCTCAATGACTTGCCTTCTTGACCATGCTGGTAATTGCATGAAAGGTACAAAAGAACTGGATCCAAGAACCACAACCTGATGAAAAGATTTGTGATTTAACTTTAGTATATTTTGTTCTAAGTATTTTTGATAATCTCTAACATTAGATGCTTGATTAATTAGATTACCATTCTGCCATATCTCAAACTTATTTGGTTTAATACCACGAACGATCTTGAAAGATGAACCTCCAATATCGAACTCAACTGTCACCAATGAACCTTTGCCATTGATCGAGTTTATTAACTGACCTTTATTAATATCTCTATGTGGTTTTCCAAATAGACCAAAAGATAATGCATCAAGTAAAGTAGATTTACCTGCACCATTCTGACCAATAATTAAAGTGGTCGGTGTTCTATCTAATTCAATTTTAATAGGGTCATTACCGGTGGAAAGAAAGTTCTTCCACTCACATGATTTAAAATGTATCATACAACTTCCAGATTTTGTGCTTCAGTATATAATTTTCTCAATTCGACTTTGATATGTTCTTTATCTAAATCTGTATCGACTGCTTCCACATAAGAATCTAAAAGGTCTGTTGTATCTTCAAGGGATATTTTCTCGTCATCTACGCTTTCTCCCAGATACTCGTCAAAGCTTTCAGCTATCTTAAGTTCATAAGTATCAATACTTTGTAATCTATCGATAAACTTATCAAACATATATAAGTCATTTTTATTTATAACAATTAATTTAATAAATTGTTTTTCAAATTGTGATACATCGACTTTGTCATAGTCTGTCTTTGTATCATCATAAACAACCTTTTTAAATATTGTTATTGGATTTCGTATTGCTTCTATTTCTCTTGTCTCTGTATCTAATACATGAAAGTATTTTGGATCGTCAACATCAGCCCAGGTGAACTCCATTTGTGCACCTAGATAATGTACATTGCCTTGATGTGATTTAGTATGGAAATGACCCGATAAGACCATTTCAAATCTTTCAAATACATCGGCACTCATACCATGTGGATTAGGCATCCCTGGCATCATATCAAATCCTTTCAATTCAAGGTGAGCTCCAAGAATAGAGGCATTACAATTCATTGCCCATTTCGTATAATCTTGATAATTCGATTTATTAATCCATGGCAATACAGCCACTTTACAACCATCATAATCTAATACTTTTGGTTCCATAACTATATTTACATTATTAGTAAAATAGCCAAGGAGTTCTTTCAACGAACATAACTCATTTGTATTTTTATAATAGACATCGTGATTACCAGGAATAATATCCATGGTCATACCATTTTCTCTTAATGGTTCTAAGAAATGTTTTCTATTAGAATTAAGAGCTTT